GCGGACGTGCCACTGAAGGGTGTGGAACCCAGGGTGGTAACGTTTGCGTTTTGGGGCATATGCAGCAGGTACGTAACGTAAGGAAGGACAGGTTAAACCCATGTCCTCACTTGGTATCTCGCCGTAAAGGCGAAACAAGTTATCAGTTATTAATTGATACACGTTCCAGTACCCCTTATCATAGAAGGAATTCGCATAGGCGATCCAGCTAGTATAAGTTTCCGGGCTAGGTGACTCTGACCAGACAGTTCTAATACGAACCGGAGTAACATCAATACCACTAAAGGCATCCATGCCACACGACTCTCTAAAGAGTCCACTGGTGCAGCTCTTATCTCGATTGACTTTTAAGCCAAACGATTCGAGCTGTTCGATTGCATTCGCCGCTTGCGCGGTGGGGACAATCACATCATCACCATACACGTATATACGCTCTCGCGTATATGCATCAGGAGTTGTTGCATACAGTATCGCCCACACTGAGAGTGCTAAGATGGGAAAGCAAAGACTGCTTCCCATCGGCGCAAACTTTGTGAGCTTCAAGATACTGCCATCTGGCAGCTCCGTCGAGGAACTCCTGCAAGCTTCCAGGTATGGCGTTAGCCAATCTGGGAACAGCAGGCGAACTAGTTCAGTGCTGATACGATCGCTGGCCGCGTTGAGGTCCAGTGTTGCGTATCTGCCGTCACGCGACCCAAGTAGGGCCGCCATGCGGTTCGGCATCTGATCTGTGAAACGAACATTGTCCCTTGTTAAAGGGTGTTGCTCCACTAACTCAACTATGGCCTTGCCCAAACCCTGCTGAATCCATTGGTAATCCACTGGTTCGCAGGATATGAGTCTAGGCCCGCGAGAATCTTTAGGCACGAGAATAACTCGTGCGGGAAGATCCTCCTCAGTTACAGAAGAAAATTCCTGTAACCTATCACAGATGTGGCCGGCAGACGCGTAGTAATACGCATCCGCTGGGTACATGGTAGTGATGTTCGACGATATATTCGTCCAGTGGTACTTAGCCGCAAGGCGTTGCTTGGTAGCAACCGCCCCAGGGCCGTGCCTCGGGAAGATATCCGTCGGATCAAAAAGCGCGAACAGGTTTTGCAACGCTGCTCGTGC